ACAGAAATGAGTTATGGCAAACCAAAGAAACAAGCGATAGCCATTGCTATGAGCAAGGCTGGCAAAAAGAAAAAACCTACTTCCAAGAAAAAACCAACCTACGAATAAGTTTGCTTTTGCAAATATCAATGATATTCTTTTGCATAGGACACGGCCTATTCCGTGGCGAATACCTTTTTAAGGGCGCACGATGAACGACGAAGAAGAGCTGCAACCAGAAGAGCTAGACACTGAGGAGGCATCCGAAGAGCTAGAAACTTCTGAAGGTCTTGAAGAAGACTCCGATTCAGCACCGGAAGATGATCAAGAAGCATTTAGCCCGCTACAGCAGGCGAGGTTTAACGCTGCAATTGGCAAGAAGGTTCGTCAAACACGCGATCAGGAAAGACGCGCAGATGACCTGGAACGCCAGTTACAAGAAATTAAATCACAACTGCCTAAGCAAGAGCGGCCTCATGTCCCGCCAGCGCCGGACCCATTCAGTATTTCTGATGAGGAATACCGAAGAACTCTAGCGCAGAGGGATGAGGCTGTTAAAGCGGCTGTAAATTTTGATAATCAACGCCAAACGCAACTTGCGGCCCAACAACGGTTGCAAGAGCAACAGGCGCAAGAGCAACACGCTGCGCAGAACGAGAAGATTCTTGAATACAGCAAGCGAGCATCAAAGCTCGGCATAAAAGCCGAGGAGCTGCAAATTGCTGGGAACTCGTTGGCAAATTATGGAATTGATGAAAGTCTAGGCCAATTCATTTTAGAAGACGCACAAGGCCCATTAATTACAACTTATTTGGCAGCTAATCCGCAAGAATTGGATGAGCTTAGATCAATGTCTCCAGCGAAAGCAGCGGCAATGGTTGAATCTCAAATTAGAAACAAAGCTGTTGCTGCTCGACCTAAAAAGGTAACCGACACTCCTGATCCATTGGAGCGTCCTCGCGGTGCTGGAAAGCCACCTAAAGGAAGGGGGCCACAAGGCGCTACATTTGAGTAGATAAGCCATTAGTGCCTATTCTGCTCTTGAATAGGAAAAATTCACAATGGCTAATAATCTAAGTAGTAACATTACACGGCCTCTGGCAAAAATCTTTCTAGAGGCATTTGAATCCAGCCGAGTAGTCACCAAGACTGTTAACACTCAACTGTTATCGGGTAGGTTTAACCCATCAACAGGCAGTTCAGTTGATTTCAAAAGACCACATGACTACCGATCCATACGCACGTCTGGCGGTGATATTTCTGGATCAACTAAGTCAGACATTATTGCTGGTAAAGCGACTGGTACAGTTCAGGATTATTTCACTGCGGCTACCGAGTGGAGCAACATTCAGCAGGCTTTGGAGCTTGACCAGTTAGAGCAAATCCTAGAGCCAATGGCTCGACGACTTGTTACTGATCTTGAGCTAGACCTTGGTTTATTCATGCGCAAAAACACTGGCCTAAACTATGGCGCACGCAACACAGCCGTTGACGCTTGGTCTGATGTTGCTGGTGCAGGCGCAATGATGGACGCTGTCGGCGTTCCGATGAGCGACAACAAGTTCTACCTGATGAACCCTTTCACGACCACTTCTCTAGCTTCGGCTCAGAATGGTTTGAATGCGTCTGATGGGCTTGTCCGTACAGCGTGGGAAAAAGCACAAATCTCTAGCAACTTCGGTGGCATGAGAGCTTTGACTTCCAACGCACTATCCAGCTATACGTCAGGTTCTACCACTGACCGAGCGGGTGCTTTGAACGGCGCTCCTGATGCAACCTACGTTACTGCTAAAGACACTATGCAGCAGACTTTGGCGATTGATGCTTTAGGAACTGGGACGATTGTAGCTGGTGATCAAATTCAGATTGCTGGTGTTAATCGTTTGAATATCGCTACCCGACAAGTGATGCTTGATGCTGCGGGTGCTGCGGTTCCTTGGACCGGAACAGTGCTATCAACAGTAACTATTGCTGGTAACGCAGCTTCAGTTGTTGTCTCTGGCGCTGCGATCTATGAGGCTAACGGTCAGTACAACACTGTTGATGCTGCCCCTGCCGATGGCGCTGTTGTAACTATTCTTGGTAGTGCTGCAACTGTTTACCAGCCAAACTTGTTCTACACAGAGCAGGCATTCGGTCTTGGCACAGTGAAGCTACCTAAGCTGTACTCTACAGATACTGTTGCGACTACCAGTGATGGTATGTCTATCCGTGTCTCCAAGTACTCAGATGGTGACTCTAATACACAGAAGATTCGTTTTGACCTTCTGCCGGCGTATGCGGTCTTCAATCCTAACTTTGCGGGTCAAGGTTACGGAGTATAAAGCCTTTATAAGTTAACTGGCTTATAGGCGCGGTTTTTAAAACAAGCCGCGCCTATTTTTTTAAACTTAGGAGAATAGTGCTATGCCAATGGTCGCAGGTTTTCAATTTGATTATTCAGACGCTGGAGTTGATAAAGCGCAAAAGCTAAAAAAGCTAGAGCGAGAAGTTAGAAATGCTGATGATGAACTATTTAGAATTGCGGGAAAGGAAGGGAAAAACTTTGCCGAAGAAGAGAAGAGAATAAAGGCTAAAAAAGCCAAACTAAAGGCACAGATGAACGCACTGACTAAGGGAATGAAACGCAAGCCGAAAGCCGAGTATGCTTAATGGCTACTGTGGCACAGGTTGCTAAGGCATCATTGCAGCGTATTTTGGTACAGGCAACAGAGTCTCCACTTGAGCCTGCTGAGTACCAGGACTACATATTTGCACTAAACAATTACATGACCCAGCTAGACGCTCAAGGCGTACAGCTTGGCTATACCGAGGTTGCTGATCTTGGTGACTCGGTTACGGTTCCCGCTGGCGCATTGCGCGGGATCATAGCTAACATGGCTATCGAGGTATCGCCAGATTATGGCGGCGTTATCTCTCCAGGACTAGTCGCTGCTGCGCGAGAAGGACTACATACGATGCGAACTATCGGGCAGACAATAGGGATTAGCCATAATCCCAGTACGTTACCCGTTGGGTCAGGCAACGAAGGCCAAGCGTATGGTGCATCTGGTTATTTTTATGCGGATCAAGAGGCTGAAATACTTGCCGAAACCACTGGAGCAATTGGCCTGGAGACTAGCACAGCATGACAACTACACGCGCACAAGGCAGGAAGATAAGTCAGTTCGTAGCCAAGACAACTATCGCTGGCTCAAATAGCTACCTCAATTACATTATTGACAATACCAACTACCGAATTTCTTACACTGATTTTATTGGCGGTCTAGGCGTTACTGGCACTATTGTTCAGGCTGGAGCCGTAACCGCTGCCCCTATTCTTGATACTCAGGCAACGGTCAATAACATTAGGGGCATTGAAAATGGGTCTGGAATACAGGCTAATGTTTCTGCCTCTGACGGCGTAGAGATTAAGCACAATTTTACAGTAGACTCTACAGGCTCACCGTTAATGCTAAACACAACGGCGGTTAGCCCAACATTTGTAAGCTTGGTGGCTGGGAGCGGAATTACTCTAGCTGCGGTTGGTAACACTGTATCAATCTCTGCAAATGATGACTTGGCCTATACTGAAAGCTCACTTCAGGCTAACGCAACGGCTACGGTAATCGGTGCAACTGGCACGCCTGTTCTTATTGCTGGGACTTGGGCATTGGGCGTAAATAATGGTTTTACGCAAACAACGGGCGGTAGGCTTACTTATAACGGCACTGCCACCGCAGTAATGACTATACACGCCTCAATAACGCTAGACCCAGTTTCTGCTGCAAGCCAAAACCTTTCGGTGTATGTCGCTAAGAATGGAGTAGTGATTGATGCTACTAGAATCTCATCCTTTATTTCTACTGGATTGACTCAGAATTTATCTTTATCGACCAACCAATCATTTGCTACAAATGACTATGTAGAGCTTTTTGTGAGGAATGCGACCAGCACTGACAACATTACAGTCAGCAGCGCACTATTTGGTATTGATTAAATGCCCGCTACTGTCCTCCCAATAGCCAACGGGTTCTATGTCAGTGACTCACTGCCTCTGTCTGCTCAAGAGTGCACGAACTGGTATCCAAATATTGTTCAGGGGGTAGGCTTAAACCAAGAGACTTTGTTCGGCACAGAAGGCACGACACAGCTTGCTACTACGGGCGTGCTCGATGAAATTAATCGTGGCGCACATGAGATGGCCGGGGTTCCGTACTTTGTAAACGGTACTCAGCTCTATAGCATGAGCGATGCCTTTGTTCTAACAACGATAGGCACGATTGCTGGAACTGCAAGAGTCTCGATGGCTGATAATGGAACTCAGCTTATGGTGTTGGTTCCTGGCGGCAAAGGATACATCTACAACCATGTCACTGATGCTTTTGCAGAAATTACAGATGTAGATTTTACGGCTAATGGAGCGCCCCAGTTTGTTGTTTTTATTGACGGCTATTTCCTAGTTACAACGGACACTAAAAAATTCATAGTCAGCGCGATTAACAACGGGCTGGCCTATAACGCTTTAGACTTTGGTACAGCCGAGTCTGACCCTGATGACATAGTTGCCCCGGTAGTCTTTAAGAATCAGCTCTTTATTTCGGGCAGTGAGACATTTGAGGCATTCCAGAACATAGGCGGTGCTGACTTTCCCTTTCAAAGAACTGGGCTGTTCTTACAAAAGGGCTGCTTTTCTCCGTATTCACTGATTAATGCACAGGATACTTTTATGTGGGTCGGTGGAGGACAGAATGAGTCTCCAGCAATCTGGGGATTAAGCGGCAACAACACAGTCAAAATATCGACGACGGCTATTGATTCTATTTTAGGAAGATTGACAGAAACACAGGTCGCTGCCATTTACTCTTGGGTCTATTCGACTAACGGGGCTGGATTTATAGGTTTCTCTCTGCCATCGACCACGCTGGTCTATGATACGACATCACAACGGTGGCATGAGCGCAAGTCATTGATTTCAGGTTCTCTAGGAGCCTCAAGGATCGCGTCTGTTGTAAAGGCGTACAATCGCATCCTTTGTGGCGATATTATTGACGGCAGGATTGGTGAACTTGATCCTGATGTCTATACCGAGTACGGGAATACCATATCAAGAACGATAGCAACACAGCCGTTTCAGAATAATATGCAGTCTGTGTTCTTTCCCAGCTTAGAGCTAACGGTTGAGTCTGGAGTAGGCAATGCGGCAGTAGAAGACCCGCAGATTGTTTTAGAGCGCAGCCTAGACGGTAAGACATGGACGGGCGCAATCGCCAGAGGGCTAGGCAAGGCTGGAGAGTACAACCGAAGGGCTATCTGGCGCAGGAACGGACGGGCGGCTAGGTTTGAGGTGTTTAGGTTTACCCTTACCGATGCGGTTAAGCCAGTAATTATTCAACTTACAGCTAATGTTATTGGCGGTGAGGGGTGAGCGGGCCAAGGCTTAATGTGGCCCAGCCTATCGTCCGAGAGGACGGGACAATGGCTAACTCGTTTAGACAGTTTACTCAGGACGCAAGCCTATCAATTCCCATTGTAGGGTCGGGCAGTCCAGAGGGCGTGATCGAAGCGGCACAGTACAGTTTATATTTAAATACTAGCGGTGGCGCTTCTGCCATACAGTATCGAAAAATGCAGCCTGAAATTGGCGGTGACCGAAAACAGGGCTGGGTTTTAGTCTAGGAGAATAGTATGTCAAATTTAGCAGCGGCAGCAGCAGGAGGGGCAAGTCTTGCGGGAAGCATTCTTGACTACCAATCAGATAAAAAATTATCTAAAGACTTGCAAAAGCAGGCTGATGAGAAGGCAGCGTTAATTGCAAAATATGGCGGGCGCAGTGTTGATGCTTTGACTCCTGGCTATCAAAACGCTCAAAATATTAGAGGCCAAGTTATTAATAGGAATTTAGGCTTAACTGGGGAAACATTTAAGCCCATGCTGGACGCTACGCAAGCGGGTGACTATATGGCGCAACAGGCTATTATGGCGGGCCTACAGGGTCAGCGTAATGCTATTTTGGGTGATCCAATAGACTATAGCGCCCTTTCTCCGCAGAACGTCCCTATTGATTACTCGGCGCTTACGGGCTTAACAAATCCAGCACAAATTGATTTTGTTGAAATGCAGGCTCCGCAGTTTGGCGATACAACAAACACTCAGGCACAACAAAACTGGACCTCTGGAGATGTTGCACAATACTTGGCAAACTATCCAGACGTAACAGAATGGTACGAAGCAAACAAAGAAGAGCTAATCAAAGATTCTGGCAACCCCATATTCAACAGCCTTGAGGGGTATGCAAAATATCACTGGGATAATTTTGGCAAGGCAGAGGGAAGAACTTTTGCCCCGCTAGATTCTGTTAGTGAAACTGTTTCTGTGACCGAAACAACAGGCGACACAAAGCAGCCTGCTACTTTTACGTCTGAGCAAGTAAGATCGGCGATAAGCAACAACTTTTTTGGAGGAATGTAGCAATGGCATCACCTAAAAAAGGGCCACCACCGCTAACCGCAAACGAAAAAGCCGCTGTTGCTAGTGGAAAATATACAGCCAATCAAGATGGGTCTATTGTTGACGCGAGCGGGAATGTACTTAACGAAGTTAATGGGCAGATGACTGTAGTAAGTCAAGCTAAGACTGGACAACAGCTAATAGATGCATACCAGCAGGGAAATACCAACCCCAACTCAATTACTGAGTACGTTAGCCCTCTAACAAGCATTTCTGCCCAGCCGCCCTACAGCGATGAAGATGTAGAAACTGTAAAAACATTACTTAACAACGGTGAAGTAGATGTTGAAACTGTTGCTGCTCATTTTAGCGTTCCGGTTAATGTTGTAATTGAGAATCTTACAGGAGTCCCAAGGGATTCCTATACTTCTGGAAATGCTACGCCCGAAAACGTCAACTCTGTAATGAAACTAATTAATAGTGGAGTTGCAAGCAGCGGAAACATTGCCGACTACTTATCAGCGTCTATTGGCGAAGTTGAAAGTTATTTGGCGGATGTCGAACTGTATACGGCTGAAGACATAGCAAACGCTGCCGCAGGAGAAAGGGTTGCCTCAGCAGATGTTAGGAATATAGAAGCTGACGGCGATTATACCCAAGAAGAAATTAAGATGGTTACGGATGCCCTTAACTCGGGCCTGTTAAATTCAGCTCAAGTGGCTCAGCAGTTCAATGTTACCGAAGACTATGTTAACACTGAGCTAGAGGCCATTAACGCAAGAGATGCTGCCGCTGCCAAAGCTGCCGCAGACGCTGAAGCTAAAGCCGCAGCCTCTGCCGCTAAAGCCGCTGCTGACGCTAAAGCTGCCGCTGATGCTATTGCTGCCGCAAAAGCTGCTGGTGATGCTGCCGCTGCCAAAGCTGCCGCTGATGCTAAAGCTATTGCCGATGCTGCTGCTGCTAAAGCGAGGGCTGACGCTGCCGCTGCTGCTAAAGCAAAGGCTGATGCTGCCGCTGCTGCTGCCGCTGCTGCTAATGCCGCCAACGTCGCAGCTAATGCTGCGGCAGGCAATTTAACAAAACTAGATACGGCGGGGGCTAACATTCAAACAGGGCGCCTTGGATCGTGACTGGGAAAC